GTGGCCGCTGTTAGTCGTGGGTTCATGTTTCCCATGCCTACACTTAAGGGCATGTCGCCGCCTGGGGCCATGTCTGGCAAGTCAGGCCCTGGTCCTCTTGTTCCTGGTCCCAGGCTGGGGCGCAAAGCGTTATCACCTGTGTCTCCCATAAGAACGTCCGACATGTCATAGATTCCCTGATTGTCTTCTGGGTCTAAACCAAATCCACTGATTGTCTGCTCTTGGTCCAGCTGCCTTGCAAGAGAGCCAGCTTCAGCCCCTGCCATGTCTGGGTTTGCCCCAGATTGAATTGCAGCAAACTGAGCATCAAGCTCTTCCATATCGATAGGGTCAGCCATGCCAACCGGGCTAGGAGAGAAAGGCATGTCTGCTGGTCCGTCACGATAATCCAGGCCAGGAATAACTTCCTGATCTAACGACGGGCCACCAGCCAAACCAAATGCGCCAGACCCTATCGCTCGCTCCTCAAACGGGTCAAAGCCACCGGGACCACCACGGGCAAACTGTTGGCGCTGCATCATTCTTCGTATTAGCTGCTCTCTTGGTGACATAACAAACTCCTATACGATGTCGTAATCTCGTAGGTTTATTTCTCGTCCGTCCGTAGTCGTAACAAATTGAGGCTCTGGCTCCTGCTCGGCTTCACTGCTTGCCTTCATCGCATCCTTGAGCATCTCAATCCTGACGTCGGTTTCTTTTTCTATCGCCTTGGCCTCAACCCGCTCCTGCAGAGTCTGGGCCTTTAGATTATCGATGGTCTGTGACAGAAGCTCAACGTAATCTTTTTTAGCTGCCTCGAGCATTCGAGATGACACAAGAAACGTGTAGCCAGATACCCCGATAGCAGCCAGCACTGTTAAGATTGCACCAATTATTCCAACTAGCTCGACCATAGTATTCCTCGCGTTTTAATATTCAAATGGATCAGGATGCTTGGCATTGTCGCCCAGCTCCTCATGTATAGATGCCCATTCCCCAGTGTAGCTATGCCGAACATCTGGCTGGGCCTCCCTGGATATCGCACTAAACTCTAATACCTGAGATGATAGCGCCACCGATGCACCAATAACAAGAGACATAACGCGGTCATCATGACTACCGCCAGCCCCCCGATACCGAGTAGTTAACCCGGTTTGACTGCGCTCCTGCTCAAACGCCACTAACTCGCCAATGCTAGCCTCACATGGAACATCGATGGCCCTATCTTTAATAAACTGCTGCAAGGATGCCACCATAAACGGTTTAGTCCTGACGTTGGTTTCCACCCCAAACCTTGAATCCATGCGGTGGTCTACCTGTGAATGGTTCTGTTCGTCTCTAAACAGATTCCAGTAACAGAAGTCCTGCCGCATCCGCAGCATAACCGCCTCACCATAGCCGCCTGTAAGTTCTATGACTACAAGTGCGGAGTTATACCACACGGCAAGCTTGAATACTTCTTCAGCATAGGCAAGAGGGTTAATCCAGCCATGGTATTGAGCAACCATCTCTAGACGTGGGGAAGTTGAGGAGCCACATACCTTTAACACAGACGCACAGCTCGCATCTCGCCCTGTAAGGCCCTTTGCGGTGTCCACTGCTACAATGTAATAGCCACCTTGCTGCGGCTTCTCCCAGACCCTTAGAGGTCCATCAGGGGCATTGAACAATTCCATGCGTGTTGTGTCCACAATGTCGCACGCCAGCACATCTTCGGTCACCTTGAGGTCTCCTCTGATGGGATCTCTCACCTCACGCCGCATATCTGCCAGGGCTCGCCGGTCAAATACTGGGTTCTTGGCTAGTGGCGCCGGTCTTCCGTAGACTCGTGACTCCACTTCAAACTCATCCATGATGGTCATGGACATTTTAATCCGCTCAGGTGGGACCAAGCCTGCCTCAAACTGGTCAATCTCGTGCAGGCTTACAAATGGTGGGCTATCTGCGTTATCTGGGTCTACTCGGTTCTTTGGTGGCCCCTCATTATGCAGCTGCGTCAGACGTCTGTGCTCCCATGCCTCGAATCCGTGCAGTGGTGTGCCTGTTACCAGTAGGCAAGATTGCCGGCCAGCAGTCTGTAAGCGTTGAATTGCCTCGTTAAAGAAGTCTTCATCGATATGCTCATCGAAATGACCCAGCATATACGCCCCGCCCTGCAGAACTTCCCACCCTTCCGTGTCACTAAAGAGCCGGATGGTGGATTTCTGGTGTGGGCATGTAGTTGCTTTGCCTGCATTGGCGCATTTGGCGCACGCTATCTGTATTTCGTGTCGCCGCTCATCGTATCGGTGCAGCCATTTGCCCCCTTTGGGGAACATTGGGCTTAGTGGGTTGCCTTGTTCGCCTGTTAAAAACTTCTTTTCGAATACAGCTGGGCAGTACTTGGAAAAGTTTACGCCGATAATAAACGTAGAGTGTGCAGCATTGGGAAAATACCGCCATCTGTTCTGGTTGGTCGTTAGAAAGTAGTGCTCTGCGTACCCTGATTGCGTCTTCGATGTACGGTTACCAGCTCTAAAGTACCGGATAAAAGCATTTGAGTTATGAAATTCCTCTGAAGCTCTGTTGGCTGGCTGGTAGAGGAGCATAGGATCTGCCTCCACAATCCTGTCAAAGTTATCATAGAGCCTGCGAAACGCTTCAGCCCAAGGCATAAGCCACTCGTTCTTCGCTCGCTTGCTTGGGGTCCAGTCCTTTACCGCCTCAGATACCTGTTGGGCGTAATGGAAAAAGTTTTCAAGTGTAGGGTCCTCTGGAAAGAGCCCCGCGTCACGTAGGATTTGGTCTGCCCTCCCCAAGACTTCCCTGTCATCCATTACGAACCTACGATAAAAATCTCACACTCACAGCCTTCAGAGTCTGGGCCAGTCAGAGCAAGGTTATTGGCTACCGTAAAATCAGTCACCACCAGGAACCCACCCGCTGCAATGCGAATGATGTTGTTGGTGCTACTGTTGCCGGCACTGCGAAACGTAGCGGTCACGTAGTCACTGGCATCGTTGTTCTTTATCATCATCATATCGATAGATGAGAACGTACTGGTGGTAACCGTTAGCCCAGCGTTGGTAGCTGTAACTTCCATGTGCCGATACTCGGTTGCACTGATAGTCTTGGCATCAGGGGCGTAGGACACTTTTGGAAATGAGTAGTCAGAGTTCTTAGAGAACAAACCCTTGATAGAAACTTTTGCGTAATCAGCCATCGGTATCTTCCTCGTTCTCCTTCTGGAGCGTTTTCAAAAACTGTAGCACAGGATTATAAATTTTCGCAGCCCGTTTATACTCATTCGACTCCGTCTCATTCCACTTGCCGCAGGCAAGCGACTCCTTCTTCCCCATCTTCTCCCCCTGCAACGTCTTCTACGTCTAGGACCCCTATTCAGGTCTCATTCTTTTCTTCCCGAAGTCCAGCATCTTATCAAGCGTGGCATCCTTTACAGTCGGCACCATATCATCAGCACGACTCTTATTCGATAGCAAGCCACAGATACGGGCCTCCAGCTCTAAGTATCTCAGCTGGTCTTTGCCGGGCTCTATGGAACCAACCCGTACCCCTTCCAGGAATGCCTTCACTCCCTCGGCCCTGTCAGCGTCACTGCTATTCGGCATGACTCGTACATCAATGACATCCCATCCTTGCTTGTGCTGAAGCCAGGCTTTAGAAACATCCGGTACAGTCTCATAGACAAACAGTGCCTTTGGTCTCTCTTCTGCCGGCGCCTCAGGCCACCCTCTCCATTTGCCCAGATCTACCTCTTCCATGTCTCATCCCCTTACACAACATATGTTCAGTACCACTGCTACTCTGCATGAATAGGCCAGTATCTCTAAAACAGTACAACAGGGAACTATAACAATATCAAGGGCTTATGAATTAGATTTGACAGGTACCCCAAAGCTCCTATAGGTACATAGGTACTCCCTTACAACTGTACATATGTACTAAGTTTCAAACAGAATCGTGTTCAAGACAGTGTTATTTGCCTAGATGGGACCCAGGCCGGGCCGTCCCTTTAGGTACCCCCACCCACCCTAGCCTGCCTGGGCATTATACTCACTATAATGGCTTCAATGTAATTATACTCAATGTAATTATGCAATTATACTCAGTATATTCACCGAATCCCTTCAGTATATTATAGTCAGTATAGTTCCCTTGCCCGGCGTTGTGCCCATTCGCGGCCTTACGATACACTGACTGTATTACACTAAATAGAATATACTCACACCAATACACTCAATATATTCAATGATACTGCACACTTATGCAGTGAGAATTAAATTACGCACTACTGCGCACAATTTTACGCATACCGCGTATAGTTTTTCGCACGAACAAGTGTATACGATGCACTGCGTAAACCTAATGATATCAGTCACTTGGGGCATGGCCTACAATCGTCCTACAGTTGGCACACGTCCTGCAATGTATAGTTATGTGACGGCATAGAGCCCCAAACCAGCCCAACTATAGGCGCGTTGTGGTTCAAGTGTCTGTTCTTTGAAAACTGAATATTGATGCGTGTTCTCTCTATCCTTGGATAGCTTGGTACACTTGCGATGCATGATTTATATGGCGGGCCGCTATAAGGCTAAAGCGTCCATGGTTGCATCTGTACCGAGTTATGCATGGATAGAGTGAATCTATCCAGAAAGTTGAGAAACCTATGGATTTGAAAAAACGCGATTTACCACGTGGTTATGGTTCCGCTGGTTCACTCATGGTGGACCGTGGAAGGTATGCCGTGAAAGGTACCGGCAAGGCTCCAGACTGGTCTTATGACAGGTCAAAAGAGTATTGCAAGGTCTACGAACGTCGCCCCAAGCGCAACCAGTGGAAGTTTAAGGTCCGCAAGTCTGACGGTCAAACCAAGGTTATGACCGCTAAGAAAGTGTACCGCAATGAACGTCCAGAGGATAAGCCTAAACCGGCCGTGGTGGTCACAAGTGCAGAACGTGACGATAGAAATGAGCGTGCCTATTGGCAAGCTGGCTATCAGAGCAAGTTTAAACCGCTTGTATAACGGACTCGGGTACAGTGTACCCTTGCCCATAGAATGCATCTTACAGGTGCCTTGTATGGACAATACAGTCCGGAAAGTGAGAACGCGACAATGACAAGTAGAACGAAATTGACTAACGCCATATTCCGACAGAACACTGGAGTATCCTGGGCAATGGAGCGACACATGCGACGGTACAAGCCTAGCCTGTTTACTCTCATCCTGGCGGCGGTGTGGTCATGAAAACTGAAGATATGCCAACAGGTATGCTTATCGGTAGAATACTTGAGCTAACTGAGGACCTAATGCAGGTCCAAGAAGATGCGCAAGAAGATGTACCGGCTAACTTTGCACGAGAAGAGGCGCTTATTAAGGAATACCTTAAAGCAGCCAAGGCGGAGCTTGCCAAGCGCAAAAACGGATAGAGAGGCGGGACCTCGGTCCCCATCTCCCTGGGCTACATCATCACGATGGTGTGACCCATGGATATGAGAACATAATCAAACAGGCTGCAATGTGTAGTTTTGCTGGTGAGTCGGTCAGGGTTCGAATCCTTGAGTCGGTTGAAGAAGACCGATTGGTGGGCAAGCCCATAAACGTATGAACGGTAGCATTGCAGTGTTGCTGATGAGTAGAAGCCGCCCAACTTTCAGGGGACTGCAATCCCTGACCTTGAGGGGTCCAATATTTAAGTGAAAGCGGTGGTTCTGGTAGGGCTGCACTTTGGAGCCTGTTTGATGATTAACTGAAAGGAAATGCGATGCAATTAGTTCCAGCTTATGGACGTGATTACAAAAGCAAGAAAGCTGTACAAGCTGACTGGGATGCAAACCTAGACTTTATTGCTCAACCATCTGGGCGCTACATCAATAAGAGTGGTGCTAAGGAGGCAGGGCTGAAGACTGTGTACATCCGATACAAAAAACTGCGCAGCGTTACGCCGGTAAAGGTGTGACATGCAAGTAGGTAAACCAGTTAACCTTGCTAGGCTCAACAAGTCACGGGTCTTGTCAGCCCGTAAGTCTTTCTTTGAAGACCTAGCAGCTACCGTGATGTTCTGCATCCTGGTGACCCAGATGTGGTTCATCATGGTAGCACTCAGCCCTTAACCCTTGGGGACTACGGTCCCCATACTTTCAAGTCATATCAGGCTTTCTGGTATGCCTTGCAGGTATTAATTGACAGGTCGCACAATGGTGTGCTACTTGTGAGCCTAGTAGAGGAAACGCGATGGATACTTTATTTGAATCAATGTGGTTGCATGCATGCGAACAGTACATCTCTGTTCACTGTAGGCATCGAGACGTGATTATTGACCGTACCTTAAACGGTACTTACGTGGTCTTAGAGGCTTAGGGGAGACGCGATGAGCAGGTGCCCAGATAAGAAGATTGGTCAAAGTACAGAAACGGAAAAAACCCGTATTGTAGTTTGCCCTTCAAGTCATCACAGAGATCTCGACTATTGTCATGTTTATGAAGTGCCTTGTCGGTATTCATTAGAGGACTTCAATCAGATTTTTCAAGAAATAGTTCAACAGCTAGAAGAAAAGTACGAACATGATTGGACCACAGAAGATTTAAAACCCCTTCTCTCTACGTACAATATTAACTTTCGACCACATGATGTGGGAAATACCTGGGACGGCTAAAGTGGATTTAAACCTACTGAAAGAAGCCCCATTCATAGAAAGGAAACGCGATGGATCAAATTAGTGAGGCACCGATGCATATCGCTCGGACGCGTCATCATATCACTCTTGTTAGCAGTAACAAGAAAACTGGTAGGATGACAATCGTTCGTACCGATACGCGAACGTGCCCAGATTCGTGCCCATTGCTTGTAGAGGGTAGCTGTTATGACATGCACGGGAATGGCAACATTCACCGTACCCGTCACGACAGGGGCCAGTACAAGTGGGTGGGTCCCGGTAAGTTGTTCGACCTTATTAAGACTTTCAGTGACATCTGGAGACTTAACGAGGGCGGTGACCTGTGGGGCCGTGGGGATTGGATTGACGGTGATCAGTTGTGGCAGTTTGTGAAAGCAAATATCGCTGCAGGCAAGGTTGCCATCGTCTACACTCACAAGCCCATAGCAGGCGTGACAGACCGGGGTGACCCCAAGGCAAGGGTACACAACAAGAAAGTCCTTAGGCAGGCTCTCAAGGCCTCTGAGGGTACTATCAACGTGAGTTGTGACAGCCTGGAAGAAGTAGACAGGGCCATGGCGCGTGGTTTCGATACCACGGTCACCCTGCCTATGGATGCAGGCAAGGGCATGACCAGGACCCCTGAGGGTAACCGGGTCGTCACTTGTCCAGCCACCTACGGACCAACACAGTGCGTAACATGCGGCAGTGGCAAGCCACTCTGTGCCAGGAAGGATAGAGGATACTCCATCGGGTTCCCTGGGCATGGCGGTGGCAAGCGTAAGCTGTCCGAGAGATTAAGGATTGTAAGATGAGTAAGATTATAGAAGCAGCGGAGGAACGCGGCACAATCGTGCGGCTGGAGTTGGCTCTTGAGGGGGCTCAGGCCCTCATTGAGAGCTTGAAGCTGGAGAACGCAAACTTGCGGCATGCCAACGAGACCAAGCACCGTGAGATTGCAGACATGGACCGGCGCCACGTCGATGCACTGTACTCGCTGCGGTGCCACCTTAGGGAGTTAGGAGGACAATGCGATGAGTAAGACA